ATACCGATTTGGACGAGGCAAAAATTGTTGCTACATCCATTCTTAACTCACATTTTTAAATAACAATAATTAAAACAAGGGGTGCGACTTGGTAACGCACACTAATTTAAAAACTATGAAAAACTTTAACCAAGTATTAGACTTTTTGGAACTACAACAAAAAGAAGACAAACTAAACACGAACCAACTGCATTTAATTATTCAAACCTTATGTACATTTTTGAACAAAGAGCAATTGCAGGAAGTAGAAAATTTATTTAGCCAATTTAAAAATAAGACGATGAAAGAATTAATAGACACTACAAAAGACTTTAGAATTGAATTTCAAGACAAAGACAAAAACGAACTTTGGACAAACATTTTAACCGCAGTTGATTTGGAAGATGCAACTGATTACGCAAACAAATTAATGGCAGAAACAAAACTTAATGATTTATACACATTTGTAATAACTGAACTATGAAAAATTTAATCAACTACTTTACACCAGCAACCCAAGAACACAAATTGTTTTTAAAGCACTTTTTAGGCGCTTTAACAATGTTTATTGTGTTGGGTGGTATGTTTTATTGTTTAATGTATTTAAAGACCTTATAAGATGGAAAATAGAAATTTGGGTATTTGGAATAGGGGGTGGGAATTAACGTATGAATTTTTAGGTTGGCAATACTCAATTGCGGGAACGTGGGAGTTCAACGACTATGACGAAGTAAGTGAATACGCTTTTATTGAATTAGATGTTGATGTTAGCGAAAAATGGATAATTGAAACGGATGACCATTTACAACCGCACATTTTAGGTGTTCGTATTTTAGAAGATTTAAGACTTGAAATGCAAGAAATCATAAATTCCGATTTAGCAAATTATGACTTTTGGGAATGGAAGGTAAGCAACGATGACTCTAACTATAATTTTTACCACGAACTATGACAAGCGGAACTATTTACGACCAGTTAGATTGGTGGCAGAGACAATGGCGCGGTTCATTTGATTTAGGGTTATACCTTGAGATTTGCAGAATAAAAAAAAACGAAAACCAAAAACAAAAAAATATGAAACGATTTAAAGCGACTTTTAAAACTTGGGCGAATCCAAACGCTCCAATGAAATTAGAAACACGAATTGTTGAAGCATACGATTTTCAACACGTTAAGAATTTAATTCAAAAAAACGATGACATCATTGTCGAAATCAAAGAAATAGAGTTTACAAATAATAACAAATAAACTTTACAAATAACAACATTTTTGTCGCTTATATTTTACATTATGTGACAAAGTAAAACTTATAAATAACAAGTAAAAACTATAAAAATGATAGAACTAATAAAAGAAATAATAGAACAAGACGGGCTTGCAGAAAAAAACCGCAAACGTGAAATAATCCATAGGAAAATTTATTTGTTCACGGCACTACGAAAACAAGGTTATGCGCTTCAAAAAATTGGCAACTTGTTTAATATGAATCACGCTTCAATTTTGCACGGATTAAGAACTTATCAAAACTTGAGTGATGTTAACGACAAACAACTCCGAATAGACACGGAGTATTACGAACTTCTTTTAAATTTGCCAACTACTGGCAAAGTTGAATATGACTTACGAAAGGAAATTAAGGAAGCAAGAAACTTAACGGATTTGCGAAACATACAAGGAAGACTTAAAAATAAATTTTACTAAAATGGCAGAAGAAAAAAAAGGTTTTGTTTTGTACTGCGACATATTGCATACTATTCAAAAATTAAACGATGAACAAGCGGGTAAATTATTTAAACACATATTAATGTATGTTAATGATTTTAATCCAACTTGCGAAGACTTAATAACCGAAATTGCTTTTGAACCTATAAAACAAAGTTTAAAGCGTGATTTGGTTAAGTGGGATGAAAAGATACAAAAACGGAGTGATGCGGGAAAAGTTGGTGCTAACAAAAGATGGCAAACTATGGCAAACGATAGCAAACGCATAAAGGCGATGGCAAAAATGGCTGATAGTGTTAGTGTTAGTGTTAAAGATATATATAGAGCATTCGCTCATTTATCTATTTCTGAAGATGAAAATAAAAGGTTATTAGAGAAAAATACACAAGCACAAATTGATAGTGTTTTAAGCGACATTGAAAATTACAAAGGTAACACCAAGTATAAAAGTTTATATTTAACCGCTTCCAAATGGCTACAAAAAAACGAACCGACTTCTGAAGGTATTTCACCCGAAGAACTTAAAGCAAAAAAGTATGGATATTTTAAATAGTAAAGGTTCAGCACTTGAATACTTGATAAACTACCGAGACGGAAAAATACAACACGGATTAGGAATTGAAAATGGCTTGGATGAATTTATAAAATTTAAACGAAAGCAAGTTTGCATTATTCTTGGACACGATAACGTAGGTAAAACATATTGGATAAATTGGTACTTTTTAACGTTGGCACTTAAACATAAATTAAGATTTATTATTTGGAGTGGCGAAAATCAACACGGACAAATATTGCGAGATTTGGTGCAAATGTATTCGGGAATAAGTTTTAAAGAATTAACTCACGACCAAATAAGAAATTATAGTGCCTATATTGAACAATACTTTACATTTGTAAAAAATGACCGATTGTATAAGCACGAAGAATTATTTAAAATCTTTCAAGATAGTGAATGTGATGTTGCGTTAATAGACCCATTTACGGGACTTGACCGCAATATGACTTACGAAGGTAACTACCAGTTTATGAATTCGGCAAGAGAATTTGTCAATAGAACTGGTGTGACACTATACATAAACACGCACCCGAACACCGAAAGCGGAAGGAGTTCCAATATTTATTCTGAAGGGGAATTTAAGGGACATTTGAAAAGTCCGCTCAAAGACGGAATCGAAGGTGGTAAGGCATTTTTAAATAGGTGTGACGATATGATTGTCATCCACCGACTAATAAAACACGAAGTAATGAAATTTGTAACTTGGATTTCTACGGAAAAAATCAAAGACATTGATACTGGCGGTAAACATACAAGTTTAAACGACCCCGTTTATTGCGAATATAATTATGGACTTGGATTTAAAATTTATGGAAAAGACTCTTTAGAAAAACACCGACCTAAACTAAAATAATATGGAACTTGACTTATTAAGTAGCAGAATAAATCTTAACCACACTTGTTTAAAACTTGAAGTGAGTTTGTATGAGATAAAAACGAACCATCCCAAAAGAACGGATTTAATAACTTCAATGCAATCTTCTTTAAAAGACATTAGACGGGCAATGTTAGTTTATGATACTTTAGAAAAAGAGTTTAGAACGGCACGGCAAATGAACTTTAATTTAGAGCGGTTAAATTTGGAAAAAATACAAGAAATACAAAACCTTAAAAGACAAATTGAACTTAACAATATTGACTTGTGAAAACACGAACTAAAAAATGCTTTAATTGCAAAGAAGAATACACGCCCTTCAACACACTACAAAAGTTTTGTTTAAAATTAGAATGTATAAAAGTAATGGTTGAATCGCAGAAATTAAAGGAGTGGAACAAGAAGAAAAAACGTATGATTGAAGACTTAAAAACAACAAGTGATTATCTAAAAATTGCCCAACAAGTTTTTAATCGTTACATAAGACACCGAGACAATGGATTAAATTGCATTTCGTGTGATAAGCCTTGCAAAAAAGAAAATGCTGGTCATTATTATTCGCAAGGCGGACACTCAAACGTAAGGTTTTCAGAAGAAAATTGTCATTTACAATGTGAACATTGCAACACTTATTTAAGCGGTAACCTATTGAACTATCAAATAGGTATAGAAAAACGAATAGGCTCACAAAAACTAATGGAACTCCAAGCAATTGCCCACGAAACAAAGAAGTGGACAAAAGACGAATTGAAAGAAATAATTAAAACCTATAAACAAAAACTAAAATGATAGAAATAAACGTAACTGAACAACAATTAGAACGTGCAAAAACCTTATATGAGTTTAAAGTCTTAAATAATTCTATCAGTAAAGGCAAGGGGAATTTAATTGGGGCAATTGGTGAAATAGTTGTTTTTGATTATTACACAAACAAAGGTAAAAATGTAATTCACGCACAAAATTTTCAGTATGATTTGATAATAGAAAAATATAAAATTGAATGCAAAACTTTAGCATCAAACGTGACACCCAAAGATTATTATAATTGTCATTTAAGCACATTTAACGATAAGCAAGATTGCGATTATTATTGCTTTTTACACGCTTTAAATGATTTCAGCAAGGTGTGGATAAAGGGTATGCTATCAAAACACGAAGTAAACCAATTAAAAACCTTTAAAAAAAAGGGGGATGCGGATGGAAAATTTACTTTTAAAGAAGACACTTGGGTAATAAAAAACTATCAGTTAAAGAAAATTTAAATGTAAATTGTTAATAACTTTTTTAATTTAATTAGTTTTAAATATAAAAATGTTGTAGATTTGCATATAATTATTTACTAACTATTTAAAACCAACACTATGAAAGCAATTAAATTAACATCAGAGCAATATCAAAGAAGTTTAAAAGCGGGAATGAACCATATATGGTTATATTCTAAAAATGAAACTACGCAACGTACGCATAATAATAGTATTTTTTTATCTCGAACAATCGGACTTCCATTTGCTTGTTTAGTTTTAGAATACGATAGTTGTATTTGTGATGAAGATATTCAAGAAGTATTTGGTAAAGATGCTTTTTATGATGGCGCAGTAAGTCCTAACGATAAAGAAAATATGAATGTAGATGTTTACTACGTTAAAGGATTATCTAATTAATAATAAAAACAAGGGGTGCGACTTGGTAACGCATATTTTTTTAACCTTTAAAAACTAACCAATGAACAAAGAAGAAATGATTAAAATTATTAGAACTTGTAAAGAAAAAGGTACGCAAGAAGAAGTGTCTTTTGATTATGCAGTAGAAAAATTAAATGGCTATTGGAATGACATAGAAAATTTGTTAATTCAAGGCGAGAAATTATTTACTCCTTATGCAACTTACCAACTAAAAAAGTAGAAGAATAAAAACAAGGGGTGCGACTTGACAACGCACTTTTTTAACTAACAAATATAAAAACTATGAAACACTTATTTAAAGCATTAGCACAATTTCAGCAAGAAGTTCCAGTTATCCACAAATCAACTCAAGGGTATGGATATACTTACGCAGACTTGCCAAAAATCCTTGAAGTAATTAATCCGCTACTAAAGAAAAACGGACTTGGATTTACTCAACTTCTTAATTCACGGGATGGCGAAAACTATTTAGCGACCATTCTATTCCACGTTGAAAGCGGTGAAAGTTTAGAAAGTAGCACGTTGATTCCACAAATTGAATTGAAGCAAATGAATTTATACCAAAGTTTTGGAAGCGGTTGCACCTATTTTCGTAGGTATTGTTTGAGTTCGATTTTGGGCATTGTTTCTGAAAAAGATATGGATGCAACTGGCGAACAAGTAAAACACGAACCAAAGAAACCAACGATAACAAACGAGCGTTTTCAAAAAGCAATTGATGCAATAGGTAAAGGAGAATTTACAACCGAGCAATTAGTCGCAACTTATTCTTTGACTCCCGCACAATTAAAAACTTTAGCGATATGAAAAAAATTACTGAACAATCTATAAACGCATTTCTAAACGCAGAGAATTTTAACAAAGCAAATACAAGCGTTGAAGTTTTACCAAACGTAACTATTTTAAAATTGCATAATAATCCAATAGCGTTTAAATACAACGACTCTAATAAAACTTTGTCAATCACTAATTGTGGTTGGTTTAGTAACACGACTAAAGAACGGCTCAATGGTTTACCAAATGTTAAAATCAATCAAAAAAACTTTGAGTGGTTTCTAAATGGTAAACAATGGGATGGCAAATTAATTGATATATTATGAAGATACGTTGTTCAGCATTGGGGCGGTTGATGACCGCTCCACGCAATAAGACCGAACTATTAAGTCAAACGGCAAAGAGTTACATCCAAGAACTTGTTTTAGAACACAAGTATGGCATTAAAAAAGAGTTTAGTTCACGCTACACCGACAAAGGATTACAATGTGAAGACGAAGCCATTTCTTTAGTTAACGATGTTTTGGGTTTGGGTTTTATATTTAAAAACGAAGAACATTTCCAAAATGATTGGATAACTGGCACACCCGATGTAAACACAAACGATATTCTTTTAGAGATTAAATGCAGTTACGAAGCATCAACGTTTCCGTTCTTTGAAACTGAAATCCCAACCCCCGCATATTTTTTTCAACTGCAAGGATACCTTTGGTTAACGGGCAAGACTGAAGCACTACTTTGTTATTGCTTGGTGAACACACCAATAGAAATTGTAGAAGACGAAGTAAGACGGGAACATTGGAAACACAAAGTGATTGACGAAGATTTAGAAATCCGTGACTTTGTACAAAAGAAGCATAACTTTGACCAAATCCCCGACAATCGCAAAGTGAAAGTATTTAAAGTTGAGCGTGATGAAACAATCATTTGGGCAATACAAGAAAAAATTGAAGAAGCAAGAATTTATTATAATTTATTAAACGAAGTAATATGAAAGAAAAAACATTAGCAACAATTATTACAATTGTAGTTTACACTTTTGCAATCGTAGGGTTTGTGAAATTTATAACTTGGGCAATATGAAAACACGAATGAAAAAGATATGGCAATACTTTTGTTACATAAACAAAGAAGTGTTAAATTGTCAAGTATTCACGGGAAGGGGTAAATTTTAAACTATGGACATACAAATAAAAGACAAAAACGTTTTAAGCGTAATGGC